TCTTTATTTGTTACCTGGAGAGTCATATAATTTTCTCCGTTTCTTTCGCCTTCTTCAATCCCTACAATACGAACTTCTTTGTTTGTTATGTCTTGGTCCAAAGCGTTTAATGTCACAACGTCCCCTATGCTCAACCCTGAGTATTCTGGGTTTGTCATATCAAAGTCGTATATTTCAGGAGGATCCTTATTTAATGCAAGTTCAGCAGCTGCAAGTCTGTCTGCTTCAGTTGTGCTGATGCAACTTTTATCGATTATGTTTTTTGTTATTGTTCCGTATGCTGCGATGCTTGTTGCATCTGGGGCAGTTCCTTTAATTTGGTTGTCTCCGTCTCCTTTTCCCCATACTATAATATTGTTTCCCCTGGGATATCCTACGCTTTTTCTGACGTTTGTGATCTCTTTTCCATCATTCAAGGTTGCAACTGTTGTGCTGCTTCCTAAGTGATCTAAAACACCAATAGTGTCTGCAGAATAGCTTATTTCAACATCTTGGCTTGTTTTGTTTGCAAGATTACTTATTCCATTCCATATACTCTGACCAGTTGTAAGTCTATAATCGAGTGTGTATCCTGTATTTATTGTTCCTGCAGTAAAATAAGAACTGTCTCCTATAATGTCTGCTTGAATTGTTGCACTCGCTGTGCTTGTCCATGGACTGTTCGCGTATGTTCCATTTTCTTTTGCAAGCCACACTTCCCATCCGCTTGCATGAAAGGCAACAGTTCCACCAAGGAAATAGTCTGTATTATCAATTAATCCTTTGAATACTTCAGTACCATTTTTATAGATTTTTACTGTTGCTCCAATTGTTAGAAGTCCACGTTTGTTCTCGCTTGTTCCACTAATTTTTATTTCTGCTTCGTTAATTTGATTTAGAAGTATATTGTATTTGAAGCCTACATCTGCAACTACTGTTCCAGTATCTGCTCCATTCGTTACATTAATGACAAAATCAACCATTTTTAATCGTAGTATCCATCTCTTGTTTTAACCACTGCATCTGTGATATTTGATGTTGTTATTGTACTTATGTTTGCTCCTGCAGCTATTTGTAGAATTCCGAATCCATCTGTGGTCTGTACGGTCTTAATTTGTGCATCATTAATTTCAACGTATGCATATTCTGTGACATAAATCCCACTTCCTGAGTCAACCATTTCAACAAATGTGTATAAAACTGATTGTCCGGTTGTTAATGATGCAGCTGGTATTGTGATCTCGTTTCCAAGGTTATCACTTATTGTGATATCTACTGCTCCATTTGTTACGGTTCCTGTTATCTCGGTCACGAATGTTGTTGCATTTCCATCGTTTGTTCCGCTTGATTTCTCTGTCGTGCTGAATAGAATTCCTACTATGGCTTCAAATGCTCCGACATAATCTATAAAATTTGTTCTTCCACCTGAATGTGTTCTTTTAATCTGTTTTCCAATTCCAAGGTGGAATTTATCTGTTTCAAAAGTTAATTTTTTTAATTTTGTTGTCTCACAAAAATGTTTACTGCAGGATCTCCAATGTGTTAGTTTACTTGCTCCACTGAAGTGTCCTGTTAGAATTATTGCTTTGGGTTCTATTCCACCACCACTTACCAATATGTGATGCCTTTGATAGCCCATTTTCGTGAGTGTGTGATTGCTGTCCGTAGTATCGTCAAAACTAATCGGATTATAAGGCCATGTGAATGTGTCTGCCGTTCCACTGTAGTTCGATATAGTCATTGCCATTGTTTATCCCCACACACTATCCCACCATTGCAAGAACCAGGCTCTACGGTTCTCTGCAAGCCCTATGCTTGCTTGTGATGATAGATCGTCTCTATAACCTTGAAGTCTTTCTTTTGATGTTCGTTTGATTTCTTCAATTGCTGCAACATGTGCAGGACTATTTGGATTTAAAGCATCTTCCCATGGTGCATCTGTTCCTGTAATATCAGACCATATTTTTTGTGGAAGTCTATTTGCAAGTGTTGCTCCGCTCATATCTGTTGGTGCATCTGGATCTGTTCCCATTCCAGCATATTCTTTCAGTTTATTTGTTACTCCTGTGATTGCTGCATTGGCTATTCCTGCAGCTCCGGCAATTAATGCTATGTATCCGAGTGCTGTTAATACCGAAGGACTAACTATTGCGGTTCCAAGTGTTGTTAATAAACCACCAAGTCCTGTAAATTTAAGAACCGACATTGCTGTCAGTGTTATTACTAATCCTGAGAATATATCGGGGTGATTTCCTACCCATGTTGAGAATTTGTCAAGCCATCCTGAAACCATATCAAAAGCAGGAGCAAGTGATTCTCCTGCGTTAATTGATAGTTTTGTCATTGCAACGCCCATCTTCGCCATTGCGGGTGCTACTGCAGGAGCTTTCGAGGCAAGCGCCACAATTGCAGATGATCCCACCATTCCTGCTTTAATTATGTTCTTGCTGAATTTGTTCGCTTCATTACCCATTCTTACTAAGTCTGAATAAAATCCTTTTGCGTGTCCTTTCACTGATTCAAAACCACTTTTAACCCTGGCGAAGCCACGATCTATGTTGGTTGTGTCAAGTGATCCACTTATCTTCATACTCGAAGTTGAACTTCCGGCGCTTCCTGATGTTGCAGGCATAATTAAAACCTCACTTTATTCATTAAATCTTGAACTTTTTTGTTCCTGTTTTGTTTATCGGCAATACTTGATTTGATGGTCATTACTTCGATTAAATCTGATTTTTTGCATTTTCTGAATTCTGCTGTGCTGATGCCACATTCGAAGGCTATGGTTTTCCACCACAAGAGTTTCTGCAATCGATCTTTAATTATAAATCCATCATCAGAGCTATTCTCTATCAGCGCTGTTAGTTTTTTAATGATTCAACGTCTGGTTCATCCACGTTTTTCATTGCTGTGACGATCTTATCGAATAATTTAGGTTTTAATTTCCCTAAAAATTCGAATTTCTGGTCTGTGGTCAATTCTTTCCATTCTTTATTTTGAGTTATGACTTTCTGAATTAACTCTTTTTCATATGGAACTGACAAGATATTTGCTAATTTCTTTTTATTGTAAGCTCCCCAGTCTATCTTTGGTGTCTTTCCATCACTGCTGAGCGCCATGATATCCTTAAGCCAATCATTCTCGTCTCCGCCAGTTGTTGGTTTATAAAGGAATCTTCTTCCCTCTACATCCAGTTCCACGGGTTTTTCATCTACAAAATCGTTTTCGTATTCCATGCGTATCCCTCTTAGTAATTTGTTATGTCATCTCGTGCTATTATTGATGTGAAACTATCTGCAGCCCATACAACATCTACGTTTGTCACTCCTTCGAGATTTGTTGATGCTACTGATCCTAAAATGTAGAAAGTTGCGAAGGTCATTAATAGTTGATCATCGCCAGTTCCGTCTTTGTCAAATAAAAATGTATTTGTTCCTGCTACTGTTGTTCCAGTATCCCAATGGTCGAACATGGTCTTGTCTTTAATGTTCACATTGAATCTACCATTGATTCTGAATGTTTTCGGAATTGGTTCTCCGAGTAATTCATCATATGTACTGTTGCAGTATCTTGAATCATTCTCATCGATTCCTGCGTCAATATTGATTTCTCCATTATTGACTTCTTTAATTTCAGTTCCACCAAGAACCCATTTAACCATTCTGTACTGAAATCCTTCTTTAGATATGTTTCCTGCACTTATTGAGGTCACACTTGATCCTTGACTTACATCTTGCCCAACACAGGTTAATGCGATATTAATCCATCCATCAGTTCCTTCGCCTGTCGCTTTACTGAAGCTGATTGTTGCTGCTTTTACTGCGTTTCCAATAACTGTCAATACGTGAGCTGTCGTATGTCTTTTTGCCCACTCTAATCTGTATGATAGAATTGTGTTTCGCATTGTGAAAGTATGAGTTTTAGGTGTTGTTCCACCATCTGAGACAGCCATTAAATATTTTAACCATCTCCAATTTACTGGAACGAATCCCATATTGTATGGTAGTGATCGTGGTCCTGTTACTCGACCTTGCACATTTCTGTTGTCAGCGCCCGCAGTTAGTTTTTCTTGCCAACCTCTGCTCCAATCTGGTTCTATAGTGCAGTTTAATCCTACGATCTCTCCGCCTGTCATTGTTCCGCCTGTGGCCCAAGATGTTTCTACAATCCAAGCCATTCTTTCCCGTTTTCCAATTAAAAACTCAGTATAAACCATATTTTTCAACTCCTTTTTAACTTATTCTTCCCAGTTTCAATCCTTTTAATGTGAACTCAATGACCTTGTGGTGACATTGAAGTTCTTCATCGAAGGGTAAATCAGGAGGCATTCCTATTGGATCATAACCATATAATGCCGGGAATAATTCGTCCTCATTATCTTCGAATGCTTCTGTAATTTTCCAAGAGATATGTTCTGCAAGATTTTCTCCTGTGTATTTATCTCCATCAATTGTGAATATTTGATTATCTTGTTTTTCTTTACACCACACGTCCACTTGAACTCGTATTGTGGCTTCTACTGGTGCTTCGTAGTTTCCTTGTCGGACTCCTGGTGCACTTATGATCTTGACGTTCATTCGTGGAAATAAAAGGGCACTAAGTTTTGTATTTGGTTTGTCCGGGAATATCCAATCTGATGCTGCTTCGCCGTATGTTATAACAACTGCATCAGATAATGTTAAACCTGAGAAGAATATGACTTTCTGATTTTTAGAATCAATATAATAATCCTGCCATTTTGTTTGTGCTACTGTTTCAACTGTCACACTTGTAATGCTCGATAGCTTTTTTCCTGCAGTTGGTGTTAATGTGAAAGATGTTTGTCCTGCGGTTGCAGTATATGAATCGCTTGTAGAAGTTATCCTTGTTCTTGGATCTGTGAGATTCTTTCTTAAGAAGTCCACTATGATTGTTTTTGGGGATAGATATACCATATTTTTCGCCGCTTGGCTGTTGTGATCGTGAAATTATGAAGTTGACGCCGCTTGGCCTTCATAGTAATTCAAAAGCTACAATATATTTAAACTTTTTTATGTTCGTCCATAATATGTCGCAATTACTTGTTTTGTTATTTTTGGGACCCATACCAGTCTCACTTCATCGAATGCCGGTCTGAAAAACGGCTGAGCTGGAGTTCCATATTTTGCTATGTTAGCTCTTATGGCATATCCTGCGTTCTTGTCACCCAATACACGACCAGACCATCCCATTAAAGGTGCGATTGGTACATAGTGCGGTTTTGTTCCGTACTCAACATAAACACCATACTCGACGCCATCAGAAAGTGTGTATGTTCTTGCTCCACGTTGAATTGGTGTCAAATGGATCCTGTTCTTTAAATTTCCAGTATCTACCGGTGCTCGCATCTTTGCAAGTCCTTCCATTTTCACCATGGACCTGAATAAAACTTCTTTTGCAATTTCGTCTGCAGCTTTCTCCTGGACTCGCAAGTTCGGTGTTTTGATATTAAAACTCATTTTCATGCTGAACCATCCAAGTTTATATTTGTGACAATTGCTTTCTTATAAACTTCGACATCAGTCCATTGTTTTTCATGAAGTATCTTGACGATTCTCCATCTCTTATCGTCTCGATCTATTAAGATATCATCTTCTTTGACTATGATTGTTGTTGTGGTTACTCCTGCAGAGGTTGTTTCGTATTTTGCTTTTACATATATTAATCTATTTCCTGGCACTGCAAGTCCCATCTCGTGAATTTTACGATCCTTTTTCGTTATGTCTCTGATTATTGCATAAATAGCAGTATCGGCTTCTGTCACATTGGTTACATTCCCCATGTTATCTTCTGTTGTGGTCTGCCTTTTTACTGTGAAGAAGTCTCCGTTTTCAATTAAAATTTTATCAAAGTCCGCAACGATATCTTCTGCAATACTCAATTTGAACCATCCAAGTTTATACTTTTGACAACAGCTTTCTTATAAATTTGTGTTGCTGATATGTATGGTTCGTCAAGTATTTTTACTATTCTCCATTGCTTGCTTGCAGTGTCCACAAGGATATCATCTTCTTTCACGACATTCGAATCTGCGTATTCCGTTTTGAAGTATATGGTCCTGTTTCCTGGAACCGCCAATCCCATTTCATGGATTTGTCTGTCCTTTTTCGTGATGTCCATTATGTATGCAGTTATTGAGAATTCGCTTTGTGTTATGTTTGTTACAGAACCCATGCTTCCAATTGTTATTACTTCAGTAAGAATTGAATAAGTGCTCCCTACTTCATCTATAATGTTATCGAAATCTGTTTGAGAATCTTCTGGGAATGGATCTGTATCGTATGTATAATCAAACTTAGAACTATCAAACTTAATGTTTCCATTTGCTGCGCTTTCATATCTTGTTATTATGAGTCCCATTTTGTGCCCCTAACTACTTATTATTGCAGCACAATTGTCTGTGATTACTGCTGCACATCCGTCTCCGACCACAGTAATACAACTTATGAGTCCGCCACCGCTTCCTGCAGTCATATTTATCGCAAGTGAACCACTTAAACTACTATCTCCAACACCATTTTCACATTGCACATAGAGGTCTTGTAATCCATAAATTAATTTATCCGCATCGATTACTGTGCAGATATGTTCTGTAGTTCCTGTAGTTCCACATTTTCTTGTTGAATTATAAGATAATAAATTAGATGTGCTTATGCTACAGTTTGTTGCTCCAACAGTGTCGAATGTTACAGTAGGTGTTCCATCTGTTGTTTGACAATATGTGGATTTATTAGTTCGCCAATCTGTGCATCCACCATCACTTGTCAT